AATGAAGCAAACAGAAAAGGATTTAAATATATTGTGTCCTCTAGATAGTGAATACAAAATAGGAAACACATGGGCCGATACACATTAACCTAAAAGGAAGACAACACACTAACCTAAAAGGAAGACGATATGTTTCAAATAAAAGAAGTACCTATTACAAAACATATGATTGAGTGGGCGACTCGAATGTCCGATGACATGGGTGTTCTCAAAGGTTCCTTTACAAAAGGTAAGGGTAATCTTTATGGTGCTATGGGAGAGATAATGGTTTCAGAATATCTATCCAGACCTATTCAGTCTACTTATGATTACGATATAGTTTTAAGTGATGGTAGTAAGATAGATGTTAAGACTAAGAGAACAAAGGTTAGACCTGAACTTAATTATGATTGTTCAATATCTAATTGGAATACAAAACAACAGTGTGATTACTATGTTTTCTGTAGGGTTAAGACAGACCTATCAGTTGGCTGGATGCTAGGTTACTACGATAAGGTAAAGTATATGGAAGACAGCATCTTCCTTAAAAAGGGAACAGTAGATAAGTCTAATGGATATTCAGTAAGAAGTGATTGTTATAATTTAAAGATAGACTTACTGTCTCCTATAGAAAAGTTATTACATAATGAGATCATAAGGCGCTCCAATGATTGAACTTAGTAAATACTATAGTGATAAAAATGAGAATACAGTGGTAGTTTGTGTGTCCGCAACAGATTACTATCTTAAGTACTACGAGAAAAATGGTAGATGTTTCCACACGGAATCTTTTCCGGGTCGTAGTGTATATTATGTAGAAGATGCTGCAGAAAATTGGGCATTAGGTATAAAAAATATAAACAAACCTAAATACAAAGAAGATAAAAAGTCTTGACTTAACTATTCTAATGGTGCATAATTCCAAAACTGAAACAGAGAAGCTATATGTGTAGCTTCCATAATGAAAGGTAAATTAAGATGGCTAATGACATTCATATTATTTCTGGTAAAGCTCATTGGGCAAGTGTTCTCTCCCCTAATACAACGTATGAGCCTACCTATTGTATCGACGTAGAGTTGGACAAGGATACGAAGAAACAGGTAGGAAATCTTGGTCTTATTGTTAAGAACAAGGGTGATGATCGTAATGATTTTGTTACCATCAAACGTAAAGCTATTAAGAAGGATGGTGATCCACGACCTGCTCCTCTCGTAAAGGACTCAAGCAATAACCCTTGGGACAATCAACTGATTGGTAATGGTAGTGATGTTAATGTTAAGTTCTCTACCTATGATTGGACCTATGCTGGTAAGGCTGGTGTAGGTGCTGACCTGATGGCTGTTCAAGTTGTTAATCTGGTTAGCTATGGTAATGACAAAGACTTTGATACGGTGGATGACGGCTACGTTGTTAGTGGTTCTTCTTCAGGGTCGCAAGAAGAGTCTGTTCCTTTCTAGGATAGGCTAAAACTATACGGGGTTGCCATATGAATTGGGGCAACGATAACTGTCTAGCAGGTGAGGAGAGGGACTGCTAGTTATCTATTAAATTATAAATGTCTTATAAGGAAAGATAGTAATGGCTAAGAAATCTAATAAACAAATCAGTACTCTGGTTGAAGATATATATAGCCTCTTCACTTCAGATAAGAAAGCAAATATAGATGCTGAAGATTTGAAAGAAATGTCAGAAGAAATTTGTTCTAGTATTATCGAAGCTATTACTCAGGAAGAAAGGAAGCCAAGGAACAATCTAAGACTGTCCATGATAGGTCAACCCAATAGAAAGATATGGTACTCTTTTAATAATAAATCTGACAATAAGAAACAAGAAGAAGAGTTTACTGGGCCTGACTTTATTAAATTTCTTTATGGTCATATCTTAGAGAGTGTCCTTGTCTTCCTTTCTAAGACTGCTGGACACAGGGTATCAGACAGGCAGAAGGAGCTTGTAGTTAATGACGTAGTAGGACATCAGGATGGTATGGTAGATGATGTACTAGTAGACTTTAAGAGTGCTTCAAGCTTTTCGTTTAAGAAGTTTAAGACGGGAAAGATTTTCCAAGATGATCCCTTTGGTTACATCGCACAGCTTTCTGCATATGCTCAAGCAAATGAGGTGAAGGAAGCAGGGTTTGTGGTTATAGACAAGACTACAGGAGAGATAACCTATTGCCCTGTACATCACATGGAGATGATAAATGCAGAAGATCGTATTGATTCTATCAGAGAGTCTCTCGAAAGTATTACCCCTCCTGAGCGTTGTTATAGTGCTATTCCTGATGGTGCCGCTGGTAATCTTCGCCTTGATACTGGCTGTATTTATTGTTCTTATAAGTTTGATTGTTGGTCTGATGCAAACAACGGCACAGGACTAAGGGCCTTTCAGTATGCAGCTAATGTTAAGTATCTAACTAAAGTAAATAAGGAACCCAATGTCCAAGAAATACAGATTTAGATCAGGTGCAGAGAAGACAATGGCTGAATGTCTGACTGCTGCTGACGTTCCCTTTGACTTTGAACCTCACTATGTTCCTTACGTATGGTTAGAAACTAAGAAGTATCTTCCTGATTTCGTACTAGAATCCTCTGGTATTATCCTTGAGGTAAAAGGAAGATTCAAGTTAGAGGATAGGAAGAAACATTTATTTTTAAGGAAGAGTAATCCTGATATAGATGTTAGGTTTGTCTTTACTAACTCCAGAAGTAAATTATATAAAGGGGCAAAGTCCACCTATGGTGATTGGTGCAAGAAGAATAACTTCTTATATTGCGACCTGAAGGACGGCGTTCCTCAGAAATGGTTAGATGCCTAAAGAAAATACTTTCCTAGTAGAAATGGAACAGTTGATGGAGACTAAGAAGTCTGCACCTGAGCAGATTCTTTTTCTTACTGTCATACTCCAAGCCTTGTTAGATGCTACTAAGCCTAAAGAAAGTAGAGAGTCTAGAGAATCTGAATTAGCAAGAAGCAGTGCTAAGGCTTGGTTCGTAGCATCTGTTGGTGTTACTGCAGATGACTTCCGTACCGTATGTGATCTTGCTGGAATAGACAGTGAGTACACAAGGACATTCGCATACAAGATTATTGAGTCTAAGGAAGTAGAGTATGTACGTAAAAGAATTAATACTGTACTATCCTTTAACTAGGAAACCCCCCCTCTATTTAAATTAAGGAGACTAAGGTGGTCAAGCCAACAGATTGGATTGGGCATAAGTTTGATGAACTTACTTACTTATGTGAGTTACAAGAATACGTAGCAGGTACTTATGATATGCACTACGCTAAAGGAAAGCATCAGGCATCAGAATTAATAATAGATGCTGGGTATGGTGAAGGTTTCTTGATGGGTAACATCTTAAAGTACTGGAAAAGATACGGGAAGAAGGAAGGAAAAAATAGACAAGACTTATTAAAGATATTACATTATGCTTTAATAATGTTGTATGCTCATGATAATATAACCAAAGGAGAATAACTAAATGCCTACATTTCGATCTAACGAAAACCCCATGTTCCGATCTAAATTTTCTGAAGATATATTCAAACATAAATATGAACACCAATCATGTGAGACATGGGCTGCTTTATGTAGAATCTTAGTTGAAGATGTGTGTCAAGAGATGATGACTAGAGATGAAAAAGATCAGCTAATACAGTACATGATTGAGATGAAGTTCATTCCCGGTGGACGTTACCTTTACTATGCGGGACGACCTAATAAGTTCTTTAACAACTGCTACCTACTGAAGTCAGAGAGTGATACCAGAGAAGATTGGGCTGACCTATCATGGAAGGCTGAGTCCTGCTTGATGACAGGTGGTGGTATAGGCAACGACTATTCAGTGTACCGTGCGGAAGGTGCAGTCTTAGGTGGGACAGGTGGTCTAGCTAGTGGTCCTATACCTAAGATGGAAATGATCAATGAGATTGGTCGTCATGTAATGCAGGGTGGTAGTCGTAGATCGGCTATCTATGCCAGCTTAAACTGGAAGCATTACGATGTGACTAAGTTTTTGTACGCTAAAGATTGGTATCATATGCCTGTAGGTAATACAGGATTATCAATAGGTGACCTGAAGGAACAAGACTTTAACTTTCGTGCGCCATTAGATATGACCAACATCAGTATTAACTACGATACTGAATGGTTACTTAACTACTACAAGACAGGAGATACAGGAGAGACATTCCAAGCTAACGTGAAGCAAGCTCTATCCACTGCTGAACCGGGGTTTAGTTTTAATTTCTTTGATAAGGAAAAAGAAACCCTGCGTAATGCTTGTACTGAGGTAACATCAGAGGATGATAGTGATGTATGTAACTTAGGTTCGTTGAACATGGGACGCATTGATAGTATATCAGAGTTCTCTGACATCACTGACCTAGCTACTAAGTTCCTACTGTGTGGTACAACTAGAGCTAAACTACCCTACGATAAGATATATAAAACTAGAGAGAAGAACAGGCGTCTAGGTTTAGGCTTGATGGGTATTCATGAATGGTTAATTAAGAAAGGTTCTAAATATGAAGTTACCCCAGAACTTCATCAGTGGTTGTCTATTTATAAGGGAACCTCTGATCTTGTTTCAAAATCTTTTTCTAGTAAGCTGGCTGTGTCTCGCCCTGTTGCTAATCGTGCTATTGCTCCTACAGGGAGTATCGGTATTCTAGCTGGAACATCAACAGGTATCGAACCTATCTTTGCTACAGCCTACAAGCGTAGGTATCTAAAGAATGGCACACGTTGGCACTATCAGTATGTAGTTGACAGTGCTGCTGCTGAATTGATTGATCTCTATGGTGTTGATCCTAACAAGGTTGAGTCAGCCTTGGACTTAGCTGATGACTATGAACGTCGTATCCGTTTCCAAGCTGACATACAGGACTATGTAGATATGAGTA